TTAGCGTAATTCAAACAGGTAGCCCTGGCCGCGGACGGTCGTGATCACATCCTGCGGGTACTGCGCCTGAATTTTCTTACGCAAACGCCCCATCAGCACATCAATAGTATGGCTCTCGCGCAGCTCCGCGTCCGGGTAGAGCTGGAGCATTAAGGAATCTTTGCTCACAACCTTGCCACTGTTACGAATCAGCGTTTCCATGATGGTGTATTCGAATGCAGTCAGCTTGATCACTTCATTGTTAATCGAGAGCTCGCGTCGGGAGAGATCCACCTGGAAAGGCGGAATGGAGATAACCTGTGAAGCCAGCCCGCTGTTGCGGCGTAATAGCGCCTGCATGCGCGCAGCCACTTCTTCAATATGGAACGGCTTGGTGACGTAATCATCCGCACCGGCGCTGAGCACTTCAACTTTGTCCTGCCAGCCTTCGCGGGCGGTCAGAACCAGCACCGGGAGAGAAACATCATGGCTGCGCCAGCGACGAATTAACGACAGACCGTCTTCATCAGGCAAGCCTAAATCGACAATGGCGATATCCGGCAGATGTTCATTGAGATAATAATCGGCTTCTTTTGCATCTTCAGCATCGTCCACCTGATGTCCCATCTCCTGAAGCTGAACCTTCAGGTGGTGGCGTAGCAATGCGTTATCCTCAACAACCAGTACGCGCATCATCTTTTCTCCCAGAATATGTAGTACGAATAGTTTAACGCTGATTATCTAGTTTGAAACCAGCGTCATGAAATTAAATGACTTTTTTAATGCTACCAAGGCCTTGGGGGCGTCTTGGGGGCATTGCAGTCGGCATCTGATTATTGAGCATATTGACCTGATCCTGGTTCATATCTCCGATCCACTTCGAGTAAACCTCGTACACCATACGCGCATCCTCATGGCCCATCTGGCTGGCGATAAAGGAAGGGTTAGCACCGGCCATTAGCGTCCAGCAGGCGTATGTGTGTCGGGACTGATAGGGATTTCTTTCACGTATCCCGGATAGTTTAGTGCCCCGGTTCCACCCATACGAAATCGAGTTCTTTGAAAAATATCGGTTCTTGCCTGACGTGCACCTCTCAGGAGAAAAAACGAAACGTAGATTTTGCGTTTCGGTTTTGCCAAGTTCCCGATGATGGAAGATGATTTGCTGCCTGGGACTATTGCCGGTAATTTCGTACTGCTCCTTCAACGCATCAAGGGCAGGCTTCAGCAGAGTGATCGTTCTTATCCCGGCATCAGTTTTAGGCGGCACAAACAACCCTTTATTCGTCAGGTTTCTGGATACGTGAATTTCACCTTTTTTCAGGTCAATATCCTCCCATGCCAGAGCACAAACCTCACCTGGCCTCATTCCTGTATGGACAGACACAATAATGATTAAAACCCACTTGCGAGGGAGGAGAGCAATTAACGCATGATACTCATGAAGTAAAAGCGGATCAGGATCTGCCTTTGATAGCTTGAGCCTCGATACTCCCTCATAAGGAGCGTGTAATATAAACTGGCTTCTGTTCGCAAGCTTCAGCATTTCTGATAAAACAGCCATCTGTTTATTGACTGTTGAAGGCGCGCGACCTTTTTTGCTCCGATTGGGCATCGAAGGATTAACAACCTCCCCAGTCAGTAGCTCTTTGCGGTAATTCAGAACATCAGCATGCTGAATATCAACCAGACGAGTGTTCTCGCCCACAACACGCTTAAGGGTATTAACCACAGAGACAATGGAATGCAATGTAGCTTCTGAGACCTCCAGCGCCTTAGTATCTATAAAAAATTCACATAGATCGTTGAACGTGCCGATTCGTTTAGTTGATGAGAATTTTTTAAGAGCCTTTGATTCAGGGAAGCGCGCCGCGTAATCGAACTGGCCGAACTGGATCTCACTCACGATGACGGCGCGAAGGTTTCCCGCCTTCTTGATGTTGCTGCTGTTAACCACCCAGCCACGGAGAACTTCGCGGCAGCGAATGCCGCGATAGATAAACGTGATCCTGATTTTTCCGTTATGAAGCTCAACGCCAGTTGGAAAGTTCATCATGCTTCCTGAATAAATCTATTAATCAGCGGAAAGTTGTACCAGACCAAAGCGCGTTTGCTTTCTCCACCGGGTACCGCGGGTACTCGCTTAAAATGAACCCCTTCAATCCAGCTTCCGAGGCGATAAGCTTTTATTTGCCTGTCATCCAGCCCCGTTTTCTCAGTTAGCCTTCCCGCCACCATCCACTCTTCATCAAAAATGATTTGCGCCATGCTTAACTCCATGACGCCGCCACGATACCGCAGCGGCAGATAGTAAATTGATTGTCAAAAATCACCGACCAAGCCCGGGGAGGCATTGCAGATGTCTGGCTCTGGTCATTGCCGTGGCCACATAGCTTCGTGGCCTGTTAACAACCTCGACCGTAATTTTTTTCCCTTGGATCTTGATGGTGTAAAAAGTCTGTTTGTCGCTGCGGCCATGCTCGCCATATTTCTCAAAATGGCATTTAAGTGCGGCGGCGCATGCTGGCCCGCCGATACGGTCCCCCTTGCTACGGTTAATCAGACGCACAGGAGTCTTCCAGATGGTTGATCACGCTACGGGCAAGGCCGGATGCCATAGCCGGTAATTCCTCGTACTGATTGCAATATGCCGGGTTGGAACATAAGCCCTGCAGCGCTGCGATCGTTAGCTGTTGCAGGTATGAGGGTGACGTCCACCGATCGTGTTCCTCAGGTTCTGGGGCAGCCGCCTTTTGAGGTTTTGCTTTGACAGCTGGTGGAGCGAGCACTACCGGTTTCGGTACTTCAGGGCGCCGGTATTCCACAATCGCATTAAGCGCTATTTTCTGACGAACGCTGATATCGTCAGACCACTGTTCAAGAATCGTAGTAGCAACGTCTTGTACTTCTTCATCACTGAAATAAGGCGACAGAGAGAATTCAGTTGTGGTGATATCTGCAATCAGTAACGGGAAAATATGCTCGATGTTTTTACCCGTGGTGGCGGTGAGAGTTTCGATATCATCCTGGTCACCAATGTTTGTGCGCCCGGACATCAGCTCGTTTAATGCATGGGCGATTTCAATCTCGCGATCATTAAGCGCGGGAGGCACTTCCTGTTTTTCGACTTCATTTGAGGAGGTGGTGTTTATCAGGGCATCAACTGAGAAGACTCCGCCGCCCAGATTCTCCACCCGCGGCTGATCACCAACCTGCTTTTCAGGTGTGGGGGCCTGAGCGAATGCCTCGTTGAGTTCTTTGTCGAGTTGCGCTGCTTTTCCAGGGCAAACTGATGGTGGCAAAGTTTCGCCAGATACAGTCGGTTTGGCTTCATCATTTTCGATTTCCTCAGGGTTAGCGTGCTGTTTTGGGCGGCAAGCCTTATCAACCGTTTTCTGATCAGGGTGCGCGTGGTCAGATTCAACCAACTCGCGATTGATGTACTCACGCAAGGCGACGGGATCCATCCAGAGGTCTTCCTGAGCAGATTTAATCAGGGCGATAATGGCTGCGCGAGAATAGTCCAGAATGCCTGGGGTGCCGCGCAGCTTTTTCCACCAGGCTGTGAAGCGGGTGTCCTGCTCAGCTTCGGCCATGGCCTTAGCGGGAATGAAAAACTTGTTTGGAATTGAGTAAATATCGATTTCGTCGAAGGTACTTAGAATCGCAACAGCAACCTCTATCTTGAGCGTAGAGAGGTTGTGTACCAGATCCGGGCTTCGGTCTGTCTTATTTCCCCCGCCCAAAGTGGAGCCAGTGTCTGTGAGGTTTTCTTCGGTGGTAGTACGAACAGTTTGAGGACGCTTATCTATCGGGGTATCGATCCATTTAGCGATCTGCTTTTTGATATCCGGCCACTGTGCAGAATCTTTTGTGTTCTCAAGTACCCATGCGAGCAGCTGCTCCTGCCGTTCCGGCGCCAGCGCCAGCGCGCGGGTCTCTTTCGCCAGTGCCTCTGCCAGTTCTCGGGTAAAGCTACCAGCATCATCGTTAATCAGGTCTACGATCTGGCCGTACTGCGCCGTAGTGATTCCAGGGACCGGTCCGAACAGTGCCAGACAAGCTGCTCGCGATGCCAGATCGAGCTGCGCAACGGTTTTAATTTCTTCCTGTGCCTTGTTGTCCTCCCAGTCTGCTTTTTCATCGGTTTCTGGCTGTGGCGCCGCAGCTGGCTCACCTGCGTTCACATTCCATATAGCAACGGTATCGAAAAATTCAGGTGAGAAAACATCAAGCTCAGGGCAGGGGAAACCTTCTCGGTGTTCCCAGATTTTCACTTTGAAGAAATCATCAATGTGTTCCGGGTGTTCAGCTGCCAGCTTGCCAAAAATAACGGCTTCAGCTCTAGCTTTTGTGGTCGCATTAACAGCAGTGGCAAGGGGTTTTAAATCCGGATATTTTTTTAATGCTTTATCTTTAGGGAAATAAGCACCGCCGAAAACTTTTAATTCAACAGACATGATTACCTCTATAATTTTAGGAGAATGAACTTTAGCGATGTTGTTTTCGAATAACGCGCTTTACATTTTTTAACGCGTTACGCCTTTCTCTATTTTCATTGCATTGCTCACATAAATAAATCATGCGCTTAAAGGGGTATATGTCTGTTTTCCTTTCGTGCATTTCCGATTTTTTATATTCGTGGCAGCAAACAGCGCAATGACAAATGGTGTCATCCATATCAGTTCAGATATTGGCGTTTGTGGTCGTAATAGGACATGTAACAGGCGTTCTGTGCTTCTGCAAAATTAACAGCCAGCAAGCTAATATGCTTAACTGCGCAAACTGGGCAATGAAATTCACCGAGCACGTAGCCACCGTCAAGCACGACGGTTACAGGACCTGATGAAGGCAAATGAACTACACCTGAAATGGTACCGTTAATATTGAAGGTGGCAATTTCTTTATTTACGATAACAAGATTCAGCTCAACGGTTGTAACGCTCACTTTCATTTTTAACTCCTTGGCTCAGGATGTGAGAATCCCTGCCGTTTAAGGCATAGGTTTTAAATTGAGAAAATTAAATTGCTTTTAAACTATTACGCCATTCCTGGTGAGGTTGGCGATGCACAACGAAATTTCTGTATTTCCGTAATACTTTCCAGGCGGCATGGCAGCCAGCAACATCACGAAGAAATACTGAAGTGACGAGTTTTCCCTGTGCCCAGGCAATTTGTTGTTCCGGTGTTAATTGTGTCTTATCCATATATGAACACTCCACTGGCTTACGCCACATTCAAGAAACTGCCTGGACGAACTCGGAAAAGCTCAGTGCTTCTTCACCCTCCGCCAGACTGTTGAAATACTCTTCGTATGCTTTTTCCATCTCGAACCCCTGTTTGCTGCTTTGCTTGGCTAATCACCCTTATCGCCGGGTAGGCGGAACGTTTACTGATTACTGCTGTTAAGTTTTGATAACGCAGATTGTTATCTAAACCTAACAAAACGTCAAGGGTGAATTTCGCAAAACCTAACAACAGGATCGTGAAAAACACAAAAAGGCCGCTATTGAAGCGGCCTGGCGTGAAGAAAAATTATTTGATATCGAGGTTTTTGAGGATCTGCAGGATTTCTTCTTTGCTTTTGGTTTTTATCAGGTCGTTGAACGTTTCATCGTAGTCTTTGACCTTGTCCCGCAAATTGATGATGTGCTGTTCTTTCTCAGCGTTGGGGAGTTTTTCAAACAGTTCCAGAAGCTGAATCTGTTGCGGTGAAAGCATCCGATGCGATTCTGCTGGGGCTGGTTCGTATCCGTCATCGCCTTTAATGATCCAGCCAGGTTCAACGCCAAGAGCCGCAGCTAACTTGAAGAGATTATCGCCCCTTGGAGAGGTTTCATCACGTTCCCACTGAGAGATTGTGACATGAGCAACCCCAGCCTGTTTGCCTAGGCTGCGCTGGGTATATTTCAAAGCAGAGCGCCGCTCTTTTATACGCTGACCGATCGTTTTCATAGTTCGGAAATCCTAACGCGCATTGACTCTTGTTTCCTTAACATATAAAGTTAGGAAAACTTACCAAGGAGGACAAAATGAAAACCGAAGATGTAATCAAACACTTTGGGAAAAAAGCCAACGTGGCGAGGGCTCTCAACATCGCTCGATCCTCTGTGAGTGAGTGGGGGGAGTTAGTACCTGAACGACGCGCCGCTCGACTGGAAAAATTAACGGGTGGTGCATTGAAGTACGACTCAGTTTTGTATGAGCACAAGATTAACCTCAATGCCCCTAAGGAGTCTGACTGATGGAAATCAAAAAGCTGGCATGCGAGCTGGAGTCCTGGGCGCAGGAAAAGGGCTGGAAGACGGTCACGCAGCTGATAACCCCGCATCACTTTGGCGATCTGCTTCAGTCACTTGATGACGTATCGGATCCGGACGAGTACGCGCGCCGTTTGCACAACAACAAGCAGATTATTCAACGTGCTTTCCGCAACGATACGCCTAACTACCTGAAACAGGCAGAAGCGCTGAGCTATGCCATCCGTACCGCCATTGATAACGAACTGGCGCAGAAAGACTGCATGCTCTACCGGGCAGCCAGAGTTAACAAAGAGTGTATCGAAGCCACCAATGCAGTCTTCACTGGCAAACCGCAACCGGTAATCCGCCGCGAGACTCTGGAAGCAATCGACGCGCTGGCGCAGCTGGTCGGCGTCAAAGTGAAGCTGGTTTCGACTTGTTCAAACGTAGCCTAGTTCAGTTGTATCGAGGTGTTCTATGAGCATGGAACTGATGGTTCAGGCGATGAAGGTCAAGGTAGGAAACCCGCTTCGTAAGCTGGTTCTGCTTAAGCTGGCCGATAACGCAAGTGACCAGGGCGAATGCTGGCCGAGCTATCAGCATATCGCTGATCAGTGTGAGATCAGCCGTCGTTCCGTCATGAATCATGTTGCCGCGCTTTGCGAGTCTGGACTGATGCGAAAAGAGACCAGATCGGGGCCGAAAGGCAATGGCAGCAATTTCTACCAACTAACCCTGAGCGGTGCAAATTCCAGTGCAAGGGTAGTGCAGGAGATTCACCAGGATGGTGAAGCAAATTCACCAGGGGCTGGTGCAGGAAATTCACCAGATGGTGCAGCACGTTCACCAGGGGATAGTGAAGGAGATTCACCCAGAATCAGTCACTCTTCTGAACCAGTCAAAGAACCAGAAAATAATTCTCGTCCGGATGCTTCGCAGTCCGACGGGAAGATTTCAAACGCAGAATTTTTAAATCGTCACCCGGAAGCAGTGGTTTGTAGCCCTGCGAAACGCCAATGGGGTAGCCAGGAAGATTTGACCTGTGCGCAATGGATTTGGAAGCGCGTGCTGAAACTCTACGAGGAGGCCGCAACCTTTGACGGCGAGATCGTTCGTCCGAAAGAGCCGAACTGGACGGTCTGGGCGAATGACGTTCGTCTGATGCGCACCCTTGATGGCCGTAGCCACAAGCAAATTTGTGAAATGTTCAAGCGCGTTCAGAGCGATACGTTTTGGGTTCGCCAGGTGAAATGCCCGGCCAAACTCCGCGAAAAATGGGATGACCTGATTATCCGCCTGTCGGCACCGGGCACCGGGCATTACCAGGCTGGTGGACGGGATATCAATCAGATCTCCCGTCCAGATAACACCGTTCCGCCAGGATTCAGGGGGTAAGCATGCAAAACGCAGGTTCGATTCTCGATCGCCTTCGCCGTGTGATTCCGGCAGGCATTGAACCCAAATTCAAAAGCGCAGCTGAGCTGATGGCCTGGCAGCGCGAAGAAGGGCAAAAGCGCGCAGCGGAGATCGACAAGATCAACCAGCAGGCGCGGGCAGAGAAAATTTTCGGGCGATCCGGAATCCAGAACCTGCACCGCAGTTGCTGCTTCGCGAACTACACGGTGGAGGGCGACGGCCAGCGGCATGCTCTGAGTATGGCAAAGAGCTATGCGCAAAATTTTGGTACCGGGTTCGCCAGTTTCGTTTTTACCGGAAAGCCTGGTACCGGGAAAAACCACCTCTCAGCGGCGATCGGAAATTATCTGCTGAAACAGGGCCGAACGGTTCTGATTGTGACGGTGCCGGATCTGACCTTGCGCGCCCGGGCCTGCTACGACGAAGGGCAGTCTGAAGCCGCGTTGCTGGATGACCTCTGCAAAGTGGATCTGCTGGTGCTCGACGAAGTCGGCATTCAGCGCGATAGCCGCGGCGAGAAAGTTTTATTGAACCAGATTATCGATCGCCGCCTGGCCGCATTGCGCCCGGTTGGCGTTCTGACCAACCTGAATTACGACGCGCTGGTAGAGACCCTGGGGGCAAGGGTTATCGATCGCCTGCGCATGGATAACGGCATTTGGGTGAACTTTGACTGGGAGAGCTATCGCGGAAACGTTAGCCACCTGAGACCTGTTAAGTGAATTTTGAGGAGAAAATTATGGAAACCGTACTTGATGCACTGAAAGCCATGAAAAAAGCGACATATCGCGAGGTTGCTGCCCGTCTGGATATCGAGCCCGTTGAAGCGCTGAACATGCTGCGCGAGCAGAAAGAGCAGGGACTGTGTGATTTTGCTGACGGCGGCTGGTTCCTCGGTACCGCGACAGAGCAGAAGCCGAAGCGTATCAGACCCAAGCAGCTGTCGCCGCTGGTTGAGAGGGTGCTGTCAGCAATGCAGGGCCAGGGGGCCATGACCGCCAATCAGGTCGCAGAAAAACTGGGTAAAGGTTCGCGAGCCCTGAATGCTTCGCTGGGTGCAATGTGCAAGGACGGTCTGGTCCTGCGCCATGTTGACGGTAAAAACATCACCTGGAGCCTGGCGGGTGAACCGGCAATAAAGCCAGAGCAGCAGGAGCCAGCACCAGAGGTTAGCGAGCTAACAGCGGCGCCAGCCTGCAAATCCACTGCCGAGATTATTCAGGATATCCCAGCTTTCGCCAGCCGCCCTGATGACCTGATTATTCCCTCATCGCGCTATATTTCGACCGAAATCCGCCGCACGAAAGCCAAGCTGGCTAACCTGCAGCGTCTGCAGGGGGCCGTTAGGGAGCTGCGCCGCCATAAGCATCTGCTGGAGGGGCTGGGGAATGACTGATTTACCGAAATGCCCTCAATGCGGCATGGATCCTTCACTGAGGGTCCGCAGCCGTGGAATGAACTGGGGTTCGGCAGAGGTACGCTGTTCGAACGGTTGTCCTGGCGTCCGCGCGGGATTTTCGTTCCCGCCTGATGGAGAGGCAGCTGCCCGGCAGTTGCTCAAAGAAAAATGGAAAGAGTTAGTGGAGGCAAGGTGAGCATGTCTGAGCAAACAATCCTGGATATGTGCTGCGGTTCCCGCATGTTCTGGTTCAACAAACGCGATACGCGCACGCTCTTCGCTGATATCCGCAGCGAAGAGCATGAATTATGCGACGGCCGCCGCCTGGTAATCCGTCCTGATTTGATTGCTGACTTCCGCGCGCTGCCGTTCGCAGATGCGTCGTTTCCGGTTGTTGTGTTTGATCCTCCACATCTTGAGCGTGTCGGTCAAACGGCATGGATGGGGAAAAAATATGGTCGATTGAACAAAAATACATGGCGTTCAGATCTGCGCGCCGGTTTCAAAGAGGCGTTCCGAGTGTTGCGGCCACACGGTGTGCTCATTTTCAAATGGAATGAAACGCAAATCTCGGTGAGCCAGATTTTGGAGCTTACTGACGAGAAACCTGCGATCGGCCAGCGTACCGGGAAGAACGACAAAACCCACTGGATTATTTTCGTGAAGGAGCCTGCAACACACTTGCAGGAGGTGAAACAGTGTATCTGATGGAGCTGTTATCAGGGGCTATATGGCTGGTGGTTTTAATCCTGCTGGTGGTGCTGGCTATGAGAAGAATTGATTATTGATTAAGCACTTACCCGCTCCGGCGGGTTTTTTGCGCCCAAAATCTTGACCCTCTTTTTTTTGGTGTTACTGTATAAATATACAGTTAATTATCAGGGGTGGTTATCATGGGTTTTCCATCACCAGCAGCAGACTACGCAGAACAGACGCTCACTATCACCAGCCTTTGCGGCAATGACGGCAACTGCCGCACCATCGAAACATCCGCCGGTTATGCGATCATAAACGTCGCCAGAAAGCCGGAATTGGGTGATACCGTCCTGGTTTCGTTCTGCGGCAGTCTGGATTTCGCAAAAGTGCAGGGGAAAGCGCTGATAACTCAGGATGGAGAGGCTATTGAGGGTGATGCGCTGGATGATGCAGCCGTAATGGGAGTGGTAACGCACCTCCTGAATCGAGTGACCGATACTGACAATCGGCCCGTGATTTAAAAGACCTGGTCTGATTCCTAGGTCTAAAGCCGATCGGTTAGACAGAACAATTTCGCCGAATTGCTCTGTCTAACCTATAAGACGTCTGGTTAGCGGAACCTTTAATTGAATCAGTGCGCAGGGAGATAAAGGACCGCCCCCGGAAGGGGAAACCATATTTAGGGATGTGCCCATGAAATTAAATGAATTTGCCGCGGGTTTAACAAAAGACGGATTGCTTGTTTTAAATCTGTCCGATGGCGAAATAACAGACTACGTCGTCACCAATCATGCTTTACGCACGCTGATACGCCGGGAAGGAAATAGAATTTCCGCGCGGATCCTCAGTGATGATGAGCGGATAATCAACCTTAACTCCCTACCAGAAGCACTTAAGGTTCTCAAGCCGTAAGTGTTGATTTATAATAATCAAACGGGCTGAACACCCACTGATTACTGCGCCAACCTGAGGAATCAAAATGGCGCAGAGCATTACCCCAAATCACCTTCACCGCACGATTACGCGCGGTGTTTCTGCTTGTGCTGGTGGTCCGGCATGAAGAAAGCAGATAGCCTCCATCTTTCGCGTGTGGCCGCACTGGGCTGCATCGTGTGCAGAAATCAGAACCTGGGCGAAACGCCTGCGGAAATCCACCACATCCGAACCGGACAGGGCACAAGCCAGCGCGCTGACCATCGAAAATCAATTCCCCTGTGCCATTTGCATCATCGCAACGGCGGATATGGTGTTGCCATTCACGCTGGCCGTGAGCAATGGGAGAAAAACTTCGGTACCGAGTTGCAACTGCTGGAGCAGGTCCAGTTAGAGCTGGGAGTGTTCTATGCCTAAATACATCATCACCCCAGTCGGAAAACCCCGCATGACTCGCCGCGATAAATGGAAACAGCGGCCGCCGGTGATGCGTTATCGCATGTTTTGCGATGAAGCCCGCCTTCATGGAATCCATGTACCGGAGAACGGTACCCACATAACCTTCGTTTTGCCGATGCCGCAGAGCTGGAGCAAGAAAAAGCGCGCGTCTATGGACGGCCAGCCCCACCAGCAAAAGCCCGATCTGGACAACTTAACAAAATCTCTGTTGGACGCCTTGTTTGAGGATGATTCCCACATTTGGGACGCCCGGACATCAAAAGTATGGGGCGAAACCGGAATGATACTTATCGAAAACATTGGAGACAAAAATGCGTGATATGTACGAGGTAATGGACCGCTGGGGAGCATGGGCTGCAGCTGATAGCAGTGGAGTCGACTGGCAACCAATAGCTGCTGGTTTTAAAGGTTTACTACCTCACGGTAAGAAATCACGCCTGCAATGTGATGATGATGAAGGAATTATGATTGATGGCTGTGTCGCACGTCTGAAGAAATATAAGCCTGAAGAATATGAGTTAATTATTGCTCACTTTGTTATTGGAATCTCGTTGCGAACTATCGCGAAGAGGCGTAAATGTTCGGACGGAACGATTAGGAAGGATCTGCAAACTGCGCTTGGTTTTATTGATGGTATGTTATATATGCTTTGAAAATAAGCTGCGAAAGCAGCTTATTTTTTATTCAGCTCTCTCTTTTCTTTAAATAATTCTTTGATTTTTAAAGGTATGAAAGTCGACTGAATGAATGAGAAACAAGTAAGAAATGCAATGGAATGTCCGATTATAGATTTTATCGAAGAAAGTGCTGGGGATGTGTTGGTTTTATCTTTTGTTATAAGATAAAAGATAAAAATTAATGCTAGTGTAAGAATATAAAGTAAAAATAGAGCGTAATATTTATTGAAGCGCATCAAAAATCTTCGTTCTTGATTTGCTGCATCAAGTTCACTTATGTTGCTCATTAATGTGGAGTTTTCACCTGACATGGTAATCACAAGTAAAAGGAATCCAGACAATATGGAAAAAACGTTCGCCACAAGATTCAGTGCATCTGTGTTATTAGTCAAGCTTCCGGTAAGGAATTTAGAAAAACAAAAGGAGGCTGCGATGTTCAGCGCTGAAATGAGTATGCCTATTATATTAAATTTAGTTTGCATGTTAGCCTCCTTTACTATGCTACCATTATAGCTCTTTTGCTACAAAATCCTCTAGGATTTCTTTTGCATATTTCGCATTTATTGATTTTGAACCATAGGGCACTGTAAAGTAGGTTCTAGTAAGCTTTAAATCATCACTGTAGAACTTATCACCTTTTTTAGTTTCAATATAGAAATCGCTATCCAAGTCATCAACCCAATTTGCAGGATCATTTTCGATTGACTGAGCTAATTCAGCGTTACCTTTAGCATCAATTGTCAAATGACCAGAAATACCTTTTGCTTTAACTTTAGGCTCTTTTTGGAATATTGACTCTAATAATCCTGGGGTCTTAATAAAATCTGATTCTTCTACATCAATATTAAGGTGCAGTGCTTTTAATTTATCGTCTTTGATTTTCTGTATAACATTTTTTTGTAAAATAGCTGTTGGTGTAATAGATATACCAAACTCTTTAAATATTTTTGCTATTTTAACTTCACACCAGTTGGTTGAAATCTGCATTAAGGAGGCAATTCGATTATCTTTCACCATCAAAAAAGCATGAAGGTCATCTAGGTTTTCTACATCAAGTAAGTCACTAGCCGCTTTTTTGAGTGGCGTAATTGATACTTGAGCCTTAGGGTTGAAAAGAGCAACATGAATGTAATGGCAATTATTATCAGTCTCAAATGCTTTAAGCATAAGATGCTTCTCTGTACTGATCTTAATTACAGTGCCAACCTTAAAACCATTTGATTTCACGATTTGGTCAAAGAGGATATCGGTAGATGCTGTGTTTACTTTAAAAGCTCTCACTAAGCATTTTTTCGTGAGACCATCTTTTTTAGTATTAGAAAAGTTCATACATAGCCTTAGGTTAGAATCAAACAAAAGAATTGTAATGAAATGCTAACGCGTACGCAAAAATTATCGTAACCTGATAAGAGTAGTTGCTTCGTCACACCGCTTAAACATCGAAATCCTGCCAGAATTGGTGGGGTTTTTCGTTTTGAGGCTGCCTTAGGGCGGCCTTTTTTATTTCCCCTCAACCATCATGAGAGGATCTTCGTCAATAAGAGGGGGCTCAATGTCCGCAGAACCAATAACTGCAACGGTAACGGCGGGCGTGGCTGCTGGCACAACCGGAGTTACATTCGCCACGCTTTTTCCAGAGGCTACGCCTGCTGTTATGGTCTGCTCCCTCGCAGGGGCGGCGCTTTATATCCTCAGCTCTGAGGATCACAAAATCTGGAAGCAGATTCTTTTTGCGCTTATTTCGTTTATCGGTGGCATTTACTGTGCCGGTACTGCTTCAGAAATTATCGCTGCCCTTATCAACGCCGGACTGAATCAGCTTAGCCCGCCAGTCACTATCAAGGTATCGCCCGCGATTGGCGCACTGGCGGCTTCAACGGTATCCGTGACAATTCTGCTGCGCATTCTTGCCCGCTCAAAAACTGGCAATCTGCCCGGCGTGAAGGGGGAAGAATGACGTGGCTGCTGCTGAACTTTCCATGGCTATTGCTTCACCTTAATGCGCTGGCCTGCATCATGATTTCGTTCCGCCTGATGTTTTTCCGTAAGCGCAGTATGCGGCGCCGCCGGGTAATGGAGTTTCTGGCCTATGGGCTGATTCTGGCTCCTGCATACACGGCTTTTCGCATCTGGCACGGCGATTATGTGCAGGTCGATTACGGCGAAATCCTCATTAACGTTGTTGTCTGCGTGGCCGTCTGGCGTGCGGGCGGCAATATTGCTCGTATTACGGGAGAGAGCACGACGTGAACCAAACACAATTTCAAAAGGCGGTAGGTGCCAGTCGAGCTATGGGCTCCGTGGCACTGACGTAATTATGGGAACGCCTGACGGGGATGAAGAATGCAAACCAGTGATAAAGGCATTGCCCTAATCAAGCAGTTCGAAGGCTGCAAGCTCACCGCGTACCAGGACAGCGTCGGAGTGTGGACGATTGGCTATGGGTGGACTCAGCCTGTCGACGGCAAACCGATCCGCGCCGGGATGACGATTAAGCAGGAAACGGCAGAACGCCTGCTGAAGACAGGACTAGTCAGCTACGAAAGTGACGTGTCCCGCCTGGTTAGAGTCGATCTGACTCAGGGGCAATTCGATGCTCTGGTGTCTTTCACTTACAACCTCGGTGCCCGGTCTTTGTCAACATCTACGCTCCTGCGAAAACTCAACGCCAGTGATTACGCTGGCGCAGCTGATGAGTTCCTGCGCTGGAATAAAGCTGGTGGTAAAGTCCTGAATGGCCTGGCCCGTCGGCGTGAGGCGGAGCGCGCTCTGTTCCTGTCATGATTAGCGCGCTGGTTAAGCGTTACTGGATGCAATTGCTGGTAGTGGTCCTAATTGGCGTGTTGACGTTCTTCGTCAACCGATACCGAGACAATGCTATCACCTACAAAGACCAGCGCGATAAAGCCACCAAAGCTCTCAACCTGGCTAACTCCACTATCAAAGATATGCAGGTGCGCCAGCGAGATGTCGCTGCGCTGGATGCCAAATACACCGGAGAACTGGCTGATGCCAAAGCTACTATCGATCAGCTTGAGCGCGATGTTGCTTCTGGCAAGCGTCGGCTGCAGCTCAACGCAAACTGTCCCGCGAACGGAACGACCAGCACCGGCGGCCTGGGCGATGCTACCGGCCCCCGACTTACTGACTCCGCTGAACGGGATTATTTCAACCTCAGAGAGCGAATCGTCACAGTGACGAAGCAGGTCGGCTATCTGCAGGACTACATCCGCACGCAGTGCCTGAAATAGTGAATACATCAATGCCTTAAGGATGTGCTAAAGAAAACCGCTTTTCTTCAGTTTGTTAGCCAATAAGTAATTAGTGATTGCTGCAAGAGAAATCCCAACAATCCACGGCACAGCTGAATCAAGCATTAGTGAGTTGTTCACGTTAATGCTGGCGGTGATGCAGGCAAAGGTATTTGTTAAAACAAACCACGCAAAAAGAATCTGCTTCATTTGGTTATCTCCATGTGTTTCATCCCAGCAATATCCATCTACAAGCCAGCAAAAGCAAGCTGGCGCATAACAAAGCGTGGCAGGCGAACTGCCAGCCTAATGAATAACGATCCTCACAATAACCAATTTTACTAAACATCTCAGAAGATCTGTTATTAGATAGTTGTTATGTTAATGCTTTCGATATGAGGGCAAAAACATGCGCGATTCTGAAGTGACAATTAATGATCTTTATTTGACAGCGAAAGAATATTTCCCACATGGGCTCATGCGAGTAGAGTTATGGGATATAGGGGTTAAATTCATCTGGGTAGATCGAGACAATGATAATCAAGAGCACTCGGCATTTTTTCAGGGATCGCTTAAGGATCTTTCCTTAAGCCAGGTCAGAGGCTTTTTGGACGCTGAGACTCAGGAAGACCAAGTCAGCCAGTGATAAAAAAACCGCCTTCGGGCGGTTTTTTTATTGTTAGGAGAAACCAAATGAAGCACTAAAGCGGACAGACCGCACTTCCAAGCCGCAGTAATGATGTGGCCCCGAGTCTCTATGAGAGCCAGACGCAGGTCCGAACTGCGACATACCGCTGGTCAGGGTCAAACGAGGAAAAGGGTATGCCGGTAAAGCAGCGCGAACGCCAGACGCGCACCGGTTATGAGCGGCGATGAGCGACAAGGACTCAAGGGCATGAGCGTGGCCACTCCGGGAACTGGCAGCCATTTCAAAGCTCACCTGCTGGTGGGCTTGATAATGGTTATCTCTTCAAATGGTGCGATAAGTTCCGGTAATTAATGAAATAAAGCTTTACTAAAAGGTCTTCAGAATTATCCTAATATCTCTTTAATAAAAGGAGTTAGGTTTATGAAAATCCTCTGGGCTATATGTGTTGTATTCGGAGCTATTGGCTTTGTTCAAGGTATCGTTGGGGTCTTCGGCGCTGTCAGCGCGCCTCAGCAAGCAGCAGGGGCAGCTATGGGAGTTGCCTGGGCGGTTATTCCTTACTGCATCGTCCGGGCCATACAGCAGATGCGGCCGCAGGAAGTGGTGATTAAAAAAGAAGATTGATTCCGATTGCCCTTTCAAACCCAGCCTCGCGTAAGCGGGGCTTTTATATGCAAATAGAAATCATTATCATTTGTGGGTCCTCCCGGTAGGGTGACCTACCACGGGGCGGCGCGCTCGCGGGAAACGGCTAGTTTTTCGGATCCAGGGTCATCATCATCATGTGCGCAGGTCTTTGATTTAATTAGAGGCCATTTTCGCAAGATGTCGAATCGTTCAAAAAGTGTTCACCATCATGGACCAGGAAATTGCCACTTTAAAACTCAATATCAACCAGCTGGCAGGGATAACCGGCGTACACCGTCAGACGGTTGCCGCGAGACTGAAAAATGTCGAACCTGCTCCGGGCAGCAACAGCAAGTTAAAGCTCTATCTGGTGACCGACATTCTGACCGAACTGATGATCCCAACCGTTTCGTCCAATATCGATGATATGCCCCCATCAGACAGGCTGTCCCACTGGAAAGCAGAGAACGAGAGGCTGAAGTTCGAACAGGATACGGGACAGTTAATACCCGCAGATGAAGTGGCGCGAGAATTCTCATTGATGGCGAAAGCTGTCGTCATGGTACTTGAAACCCTCCCGGATGTGCTCGAGCGCGACTGTGCTTTAACGCCTGCTGCGGTAGTTCGTGTGCAAAGCGTTATCGATGATCTACGCGACCAGATGGCGGAGAGGGTGCAGGACGCTGAAAAAGAGGAGGAAGAGCCTGAGGAGGACTGATGGCAAAGCGGGCATCCGCCAGGGACATCCGCCGCGATGTTTCCGGTATTTTACGAGCCCCGCGTCGTATGCCGGTGGCCGATGCGGTCAGTACTTATATGCGCGTGCCAATGGGGGCGGGAAACTCAGTTCCATGGGATCCGGATCTGGCACCCTATGTGATTGAGCCGATGAACTGCCTGGCATCGCGTGAATACGATGCGGTGGTGTTTGTGGGCCCGGCGCGAACGGGTAAAACCATCGGGCTGATTGACGGCTGGATTGTTTATAACATTGTCTGCGATCCGGCAGATATGCTTGTGATTCAGGTATCTGAGGAAAAAGCGCGCGAGCATTCCAAAAAACGCCTGGACCGTACTTTTCGCTGTAGCCCTGAAGTTAAAACCCGGCTAAGCCCAAGACGTAACGATAACAACGTCTACGACCGTACATTCCGCGCCGGTAACTATCTGAAGCTGGGTTGGCCATCCGTCAATATCATGTCGTCCTCGGACTATAAGAGTGTGGCGCTGACAGATTATGACCGCTTTCCGGAAGACATCGACGGGGAGGGGGATGCCTTTTCACTGGCATCGAAGCGTACCACGACATTCATGTCCTCCGGGATGACGCTGGTTGAAAGCTCGCCCGGGAGGGATATCAGAGACACAAAATGGCGGCGCTCCACGCCCCATGAAGCCCCTCCGACCACCGGAATTTTATCGCTCTATAACCGTGGTGACCGCCGTCGTCTTTACTGGCCATGCCCGCATTGCGGCGAATATTTCCAGCCGGAAATGGACAATATGACCGGATACCGCGACAGCAGCGATCCTGTGCTTGCCAGCGAAGCGGCGTTTCTTCAGTGCCCTGCCTGTAAAGGCAGGATCACGCCTGACATGAAGCGTGCGCTGAACATGAAATGTGTCTGGCTCCGGGACGGGCAAACCATCGACAGTAAAGGCCAGGTTAGCGGTGATGGCCGTCGTTCCCGTATTGCCTCCTTCTGGATGGAAGGTCCGGCAGCTGCTTACCAGACCTGGGCGCAGCTTATTTATAAGTTCCTGACAGCCGAGCAGGAATACGAATCCACGCGCAGCGAAGAAACCCTGAAGACGGTGATTAACACCGATTTCGGCAGGCCCTATTTGCCGCGGGCCAGCATGGAGCAGCGTAAAAGTGAATTGCTCGAGCAGCGTGCCGAAGAAGTCCCAAAACGTTCGGTACCGGACGGCGTTCAGTTTCTCACCGCGACCGTGGACGTGCAGGCCGGGCGCAACCGACGTTTTGTTGTGCAGATTACGGGTTATGGAAGTATGGGGGAGCGCTGGATAGTTGACCGTTACAACATCCGGCATTCGCTGCGCTGCGACGGAAACGGGGAAAGCTTACAGGTGGATCCGGCGAGCTACCCGGAGGACTGGGATCTTTTACTCACCGATGTCTTTGATAAAACGTGGCCACTCGCAGCTGACCCGTCAAAGGGCATGAGGCTGATGTCGATGGCCGTGGACTCCGGGGGTGAAGATGGCGTGACGGATAATGCCTACAAGTTCTGGCGCAGATGTCGCCGTGAGGGGCTGGGTAAGCGTATCTATCTCTTCAAGGGGGACAGCGTCAGGCGCAGCAAACTTATCCAGCGAACGTTTCCCGACAACACGGGCAGATCAACGCGCCGCGCACAGGCGACGGGAGATGTGCCTCTTTATCTTCTCCAGACCGATGCCCTTAAAGACCGGGTGAATAATGCGCTGTGGCGTGATTCACCCGGCCCTGGCTATGTGCATTTCCCCGCCTGGCTGGGCAGCTGGTTCTATGACGAACTGACGTATGAGGAACGCTCGAATGAAGGGAAATGGAGTAAGCCAGGCCGGGGCGCAAACGAAGCATTTGACCTGCTCGTTTATGCCGACGCGCTCGCCATCCTTAGTGGTTACGAAAAAATCAAATGGCCGTCAGCTCCTGAGTGGGCACGGCGGGAAACGTGGATCGAGGACACGCAGACGGAAGCTGGCGAAATGCCATCCCCGTCGCCTGCGCCGAAATCTAAATCAAAACCAAAACGTGAGAAGCCCGTAACCGAGCAGGCTAATCCGTGGTCTTCGTCAGGAGGTTGGGTGTGAATCCAGCAGATATTCAAAACATGATCGACCGCTACGCTGCAGCCGAGCTGTCTGTTCTGGAGGGGAAATCAATCACTTTCAACGGGCAGCAGATGACGCTCGAAAACCTGTCGGAAATCAGAAAAGGCCGTCAGGAATGGGAGCGACGACTGGCTACGCTCAATAACAAACGCCGCGGGCGACCCGGCTACAGGCTGGCGAGGTTTGGATGAGTTTTTTAGATGATGCGATTGGCCTGTTTTCACCAGGCTGGAAAGCCTCACGCCTGCGTGCCCGTGCGGTTATTAAGGCGTATGAGGCGGTAAAGCAAACGCGTACCCACAAAGCCCAGAAGGAAAGTCGCTCAGCCGATCAGCTCAGCCAGATGGGGGCGGTTTCACTAAGGCAGCAGGCGCGCTGGCTGGACAACAACCACGATCTGGTGATCGGCGTTTTCGACAAGCTGGAAGAAAGGGTGGTGGGTGCGAAGGGCATCATAGTTGAACCGCATCCGATGCTGAATAACGGCAAGATCGCTAAAAAGCTGGCCACTGATATCCGCAGAAAGTGGGGCGAATGGTCCGTAAAACCCGATGTCACAACCCAGTTTACCCGCCCCATGCTGGAGCGGCTGATGCTACGAACGTGGCTCCGGGACGGTGAGGTATTTGCTCAGCTGGTTCGCGGTACCGGAAATGGTCTTCAGCCGGTTGCGGGCGTGCCGTTCTGGCTGGAAGCGCTGGAGCCGGACTTCGTGCCGATGAACAGCGATGCCGCCACCCAACTCAATCAGGGCGTTTTTGTCGATAACTGGGGGCGCCCGAAAAAATATCAGGTCTATAAAAGCCTGCCAGTATCCGGGCGTCAGTTCGATACCAAAGAGATAGATGCAGAAAACATGCTTCATCTCAAATTCACCCGACGCCTGCACCAGACCCGCGGAACGTCTCTTTTGTCTGGTGTTCTGATGCGTCTGAGCGCGCTGAAAGAGTACGAGGACTCGGAGCTTACTGCTGCCAGAATTGCTGCGGCACTCGGCATGTATATCAAAAAAGGCGACGGACAGAGCTTCGATTCTGATTCCGGCAGCGATGATCGGGAGCTGATGATTCAGCCCGGTATGCTCTACGACGAGCTGCAGGCCGGGGAAGAAATCGGGATGATTAAATCCGATCGCCCGAACCCTAACCTCGAGTCGTTTCGTAACGGACAGCTGCGTGCCGTGTCCGCCGGCAGTCGCCTCAGCTTTTCCAGCACATCCAGAAACTACAACGGAACGTACAGTGCCCAGCGGCAGGAGCTTGTGGAGTCAACCGACGGATATCTGATTCTGCAGGACTGGTTCATCGGTTCAGTGACCCGGCCCATGTACCGGGCCTGGCTGAAGATGGCTATTGCTGCCGGAGAAATCAAGCTGCCGAGAGGCATCGATATGGACTCGCTGTATAACGCGGTTTATTCGGGGCCCGTTATGCCGTGGATTGACCCCGTTAAAGAAGCGAATGCCTGGAAAACGCAGATCCGCGGCGGTGCTGCTACTGAATCCGACTGGATACGTGCCAGCGGGCGCAACCCGGATGATGTTAAGTCACGCCGTAAAGCGGAGGTTGACGAGAACCGTGAACAGGGCCTGGTGTTTGACACCGACCCCGCCAATGATAAAGGAGGCACCAGTGCCGAAGTCAAAGAACCGGGCGCGCCACCGTCCGAAAGCCAACGCAAAAAGTAATTCGTGGTTCCGCATGCAGGCCAGCAATAACAGCGAGGCCGACATTTTTATTTATGACGAAATCGGGTACTGGGGCGTAACGGCGAAACAGTTCGTCAATGATCTCCGGGCACTTGGGGACGTCACCCACATCAACCTTTATATCAACTCGCCCGGTGGTGATGTCTTCGACGGCATTGCTATTTTTAACGCGCTGAAGCATCACGGCGCGGCGATTACCGTGCATATCGACGGTCTGGCGGCTTCCATGGCCTCGGTGATTGCGATGGTAGGCAATCCGGTCATCATGCCTGAAAACACAATGATGATGATCCATAAGCCCTGGGGGTTTGCTGGTGGTGACGCGAGCGATATGCGCGACTATGCGGATCTTCTCGACAAGGTTGAATCCGTTCTTATCCCAGCTTATGCGCAGAAAACCGGAAAATCCACCGAAGAAATTGCGGCAATGCTGGAGGACGAAACCTGGATGAATGGCAGCGAGTGCCTTGAACTGGGTTTTGCCGACCAGGTGACACCATCTCTTCAGGCTATGGCCTGTATTCATTCAAAACGTATTGAGGAATTTGAAAAAATGCCAAAAAGCATTCGCAACATGATCACCCCGCCGCGCAACACTACCCAGCGTGACCCGGTTATTACCCAGCCTCAGGCACCGCAGGCAAAAACAGACCCGGCACCGGATGAAAATGCGATCCGCGCGCAGGTGTTGGCTGAGCAGAAAGCTCGTGTTAACGCTATCGGCGATCTCTTTGCCATGTTCGGCAATAAGCACATGGAACTGCAGAACCAGTGTGTAGCCGACCCTGATTGTTCCGTCGATAAGGCGAAAGATTTGCTGCTGGCAGAACTCGGTAAAACGGCCACGCCGTCCAATAAAACCACCCAGTCGCATATTCATGCGGGCAATGGTAACTTCGTCGCGGATGGTATTCGCCAGGCACTGATGGCGCGTGCGGGGTTCGAAGGTCAGGAGCGGGATAACGTTTATAACGGTATGACGCTGCGCGAGTATGCGCGTATGGCCCTGACTGAAAAAGGTATCGGCGTGGCCAGCTACAACCCGATGCAGATGGTTGGCCTGGCGCTGACCCACAGCACCTCTGACTTTGGCAACATTCTGCTTGATGTTGCGAACAAAGCGCTGATTCAGGGCTGGGACGAGGCGCAGGAAACCTTCGAGCAGTGGACCAAAAAAGGCCAGCTGTCGGACTTCAAAACGGCGCATCGTGTCGGTATGGGTGGTTTCCCTTCTCTGCGAAAAGTTCGCGAAGGGGCTGAGTACAAGTACATCACTACCAGTGATAAAGGCGAAACCATCGCGCTTGCCACGTATGGTGAAATCTTCTCAGTAACCCGCCAGGCGATCATCAACGACGATCTGAACCAGCTTACCGACGTACCGATGAAGATGGGGCGCGCGGCGAAAGCAACGATTGGCGATCTGGTTTACGCCATTTTGACTAAAAACCCGAAACTCTCAGACGGAAAGGCGCTGTTCCATGCCGATCACAAGAACCTGAGCGCGGGCGCAATTTCTGTGGCCAGTCTGGACGAGTCGCGCAAGCTGATGCGCCTGCAGAAGGAGGGGGAGCGAACCCTGAATATCCGTCCGGCCTACATGCTGGTGCCCGTCGCCCTGGAAACTCTGGCAAATCAGACCATCAAGTCGGCCAGTGTTAAAGGTGCAGATATCAATGCCGGGATCGTTAACCCTATCCAGAACTTTGCAGAAGTCATTGCAGAACCACGTCTGGATGAGGCTGATGCGAAAGCCTGGTATCTGGCTGCCGCGAAGGGCACCGATACCATCGAGGTTGCGTATCTCAACGGCGTCGATACCCCTTACATCGATCAGCAGGAAGGCTTCACCACTGATGGTATCGCCACGAAAGTACGTATCGATGCCGGTGTGGCACCGCTGGACTATCGCGGCATGACCAAATCCACTGGTCAGTAAAAAACAGTCCTGACAAACAGATGCCCGTAAGGGCTTTTTTTATACCTGAAACCAGCCCCGCAAGGGGCTGAATGGAGAAATTTATGGCTAAGAACTATGCGCAGGACGGGAAAACGATCCCTCTGGTAAACATTGGTACAACCGACATTCAGAGCGGCGATCCGGTTGTGGTTAGCAAACTTATCGCTGTGGCGATTACGGATATTCCTGTCGGCGATACCGGGGACGGCATTACTGAAGGGGTATTCCTCCTGCCAAAAGTCCCCGCTGATGCAGTTACTGCCGGGGCGCAGGTGTATCTGAAGGACGGCAAAATCACGATCGAAGAAACGGATGCCGTTGCCGCAGGTATCGCCTGGGAAGAGGCAGGGGCAAGCACCACCGTTGTTGAAGTTAAGATCAATGCCTAACCCCTTTGACCGGATGGCGGCGCGCATGGACGCGGCCACCATAAAAAAAATGGGAAAGACAGCGATCATCAATGGCAGCAGCTATGACGTTGTTCCCGCCGAGCAACTGGAGGAAATGGGGCCATTGTCGGGAACAGGTACTTCGCTGGTGGTTTTCTCTGAGCTTTACCAGCCACGCCGAAACGACATTGTCGACTACGACGGTAAGAACCTGACCGTTACCCGCTATGACATGTTCAACGGAAAACCCCGCATCCATCTCGAATGAGGAGGCGCTATGTCCGTGAAAGGACTGGAAAGGGCTATTCAGAACCTGAACAGCCTCAGCCGGTTAATCGTTCCTGAGGCAACCGCAAAAGCACTTAACCGGGTGGCCAGCAGAACGATAAGCCAGGGGAGCAAAGCTGTAGCGAAAGAAGCAACAGTTGATGATAACCGGAAAAAGGGGCTTCCGGTTCGTCTGGTCCGCCAGCGTTCCCGTCTGTGCAAGGCCCGTCACGATCGCCCGGTCGCGTCGATAAAAATCAACCGCGGTAATCTTCCTGCGATAAAGCTCGGCACGGCGCGCGTCCGGCTCTCGCGTAAAAAAGGGGCCAGAAACGGAGCGGGCAGCGTCCTCAAAATCGGCCCCTATACCTTTCGTAACGCTTTTATTCAACAGCTTGCCAACGGGCGCTGGCAGGTCATGCGGCGCGTAGGTCAGGCCCGTTATCCGATTGATGTGGTCAAAGTTCCTCTTGAGACACCGCTCACCGTGGCATTCACCGCTATTTCAAAGCGCCTTATTGAAAGCGATATGCCCAAAGAACTTTCCGCAGCCCTGAAAAACCAACTGAGGATCCACCTGAAGCGATGAACAGACACAGCGCAATTCGTGCAGCCATTCTGGCAAAACTGAAAGCCGATATCACCGACACGGTCACCTGGTTTGACGGGCGCCCTGTTTTTCTTGAAGAGCAGGATCTCCCTGCCGTGGCTGTTTACCTTTCTGACGCGGAGTACACCGGCGATTCGCTTGACGAAGATTCGTGGCAGGCGGTTGTTCACATCGAGGTATTTCTTAAAGCCTCCAGCCCCGACAGCGCGCTGGATTCCTGGATGGAAGAGAAAGTGTATCCGGCAATGACCTTCATCCCGGGTCTGACCGAACTGGTTGAGACGTTCACCCCGCAGGGTTATGACTATCAGAGGGATGATGAAATGGCCACCTGGGGTTCAGTCGATTTCACGTACTTAATCACCTATTCAATTTAAGAGGTACTTATGCCTACTCCAAACCCACTGGCCCCCGTGAAAGGTGCCGGTACCACACTCTGGCTTTACACCGGAACGGGCAACGCTTTCACTAACCCACTCTCGGATATCGACTGGAACCGCCTGGCAAAAATTAAAGAGCTGACGCCGGGCGAAATGACCGCCGAATCGTATGACGACACCTACCTCGACGACGAGGACGCCGACTGGAACGCGACCGCTCAGGGGGGAAAATCTGCTGGCGACACCTCTTTCACCCTCGCCTGGAAGCCGGGTGAAGAAGGGCAAAAAGACCTGGTCGCATGGTTTATTGATGGCTCAGTACGCTATTACAAAATCAAATACCCGAACGGTACCGTCGACGTTTTCCGCGGCTGGTGCAGCAGCCTGGGTAAAGCCATTCCGGCAAAAGAGGTTATTACCCGCACAGCGAAAATCACCAACACCGGCAAGCCGGAGCTGGCTGAAGAAAGCGGGAGCCCGAATATCCCAGTCACCGGCGTTACGCTCGATAAAGCCACGGCAAGCGTGGCCGTCGGTGCAACCACAACGCTCAATGTGACGGTTAATCCTGCCAGCGCCTCTGATACCTCGTTCCGCGTGGCAACCTCCGACGGGGCAAAAGCAACGGTCACCGTTAGCGGCAACGCGATCACCGTCACCGGCGTGGCGGCAGGCACCGCTGACGTTATTGTTATGACCAGCGACGGTAATTTCGTTGCGGTCTGCAAAGTCACCGTAACTGCAGCGTAAGGAAGGACGCATGTTTCTGAAAAAAGAGAAGTTCACCTGGCAAACAGAATCCCTGACCATCTTCGAGCTGTCGGCGCTGCAGCGTATTGAGTACATCACGTTTATGGCCGCAGAGGAAAAGGCCGTCAGCGCTGACAGCGACGGCATCAGCGATCAGGAAATGACGGCCAGGCTGATAGGCTCAAATATTCGCTGCGGTGCGCGTTTGATCGCGATGTCTTTGTGGCATAACGATCCGGCCGGCACGGATGTGGAAACGCTTTATCAGCAGGTGCTTAGCGGCTGGCCGCCAGAGGCAATCGGTAAAGCAGAAATGGAAATAAAGCTGCTCTCCGGCATGCTCATTCCGGTTGAGGGTGACAACGCTGCCGATCCGGATGCCTCAGCGGAGGCCGAAAGCGCTGAACCCATTACGGCGGAAAAGCCCTTGCCAGCGAGCTGAAGTTTGTCCTGAATCTGGCGCGCGAGTTCGGGCGACCCGACTGGCGCGCCATGCTGGCTGGAATGACTTCCAGTGAGCTGGGCGACTGGCACCAGTTCTATCGGGAGCATTATTTTCAGGACGCGCAGCTCGATGCGCATTTCTCAGAGCTGCTTTATTCCATCTCCACTCTTTTCTTCCGCGACCCGGAACTTACCCCCGCACATTTCAGCCTGCTTTCTTCTTCCGGTATCGTCATCAGCGATGACGAGCCGGATGATGATGCGCTGATGACCGCAGCTGAGGGGATAACAGGAGGTATCCGATATGGCCCAGCAGATTAGCGATCTGGTCATCAACCTTGACGTCGAGAGCGCCACGTTTAGTGAGCAGGTTGCCCGCATAAAGGGCCAGCTAACCGGGATGGCTGAGGACTCTGAAAAAGTCCAGACGCGAATGCAGCGCGCTTCCGAGCGGCAGGCGGCTGCGTTTAAAACCGTGGGCGACGCTGGCGCGGCGGCTGCCGCAGAT